CTGCGAGTACTTCCGCAAGACGAGCAAGAGCGACACGCTTGTTGCTCATCCTGAGCTTGGCGCGGTCATGCTGTCCGATCTGCCGCCTGATGAGCAGAAGAGGGTTGAGGGTGACGCGTCAATCCAGCGTCGCACGGTCAGCACGCCGCAGATCACCTGGTATCTGCTCGCCGGCGACACGATCATCGACGAAAAGCCGTGGCCCGGTCGGTATATCCCGATTGTGCGCGTCATCGGCGAAGAGATCGTCATCGACGGAAAGGTCGAGCGCAAGGGCCACACGCGCAGCATGAAAGATGCGCAGCGCATGTACAACTACATGAGCAGCGCAAACGTCGAGTACATCGCGCTACAGACCAAGACGCCGTACATCGGGCCGAAAGAGGCGTTCGAAGGATATGAGGGCGAGTGGGCGCAGGCGAACAAAGACAACCTGCCGTATCTGCCCTACAACGCCCTGCGCGAGGATGGATCAGAGATCCCCCGCCCGGAACGTTCGCAGCCGCCTGTTGGCGCTTCTGCGTACCTGCAAGGCATGCAGACGGCACAGCAAGAGCTAATGATGTCGTCCGGCCAGTATCAGGAGCAGTTCGGGCAGCAATCGAACGCTCAAGCTGGCGTGGCGATTCAGGCTCGGCAGCGTCAGGGCGATCGCGCGACGTATCACTTCATCGATAACGTTGCTCGCTCGATCCGCTATACCGGCCGCGTGCTGATCGACCTGATCCCGAAGATTTACGACACGGCACGAGTCGTGCGGATCTTGGGCGAGGACGGTACAGAGACGTTTGCTCAGTTCGATCCGAATCAGCCGCATCCGGTGTCGACGCCTGATGGACGGCCCGCACCGCCGCAGGACCAGCGCGACCATCTGAAGGACGTGCAACTGATCTACAACCCTGGCATCGGCCGCTATGACGTGACCGTCGAGGTTGGCCCGAACTACGAGACGCGCAGGCAGGAAGCATTCAACGCGCTCACGCAGATCATGAGCCAGGATCAAGAGCTGATGAAGGTTGCCGGCGACCTGCTGTTCAAGGCTGCTGACTTCCCGATGGCTGACGAGGTTGCCGAGCGTCTGCACCGCACGATCCCGCCTGCGATCTTGGGCGAAGGCCCGACGCCTGAAATGCAGGACGCCACGCAGAAGATGCAGCACATGGGCCAGATGATCGAGCACTTGACGCAGCAGCTTCAACAGGCGCAGCAGGGCAAGGAGCAGCAGGATACGAACATCAAGGCCTATGACGCCGAGACGAAGCGCCTGCAAGCACTCGGTCAGCCGCTTGATCCTGAACTCGTCGCGCACGTCGCTACGCAAGTCGTCATGCAGATGATGCAGACCGGCGCGCCAGAGGGCAGTCCACCGCAAACGCAAGACCCCACACAACAGCAACCGCCTTCGGGCGGTTTTTTGTTGCCCGCTCAACAGCAATAAACCGTACCGGTGCGGCATCACCGGGCTAAATCCTCTTGGACTCGTCCATGCAAATCGAAGAAAACGCATTGCCGCAAGAAAACGTCACGCCTACGGAGTTGGAACAGGCGCAACAGCCCGCTGAAGTCGTCTCTGAACCGGGCGCAGAGCAAACCGCTGAGGTAGTCGAGCAGTCGCAAGAGCAGCAAAAGCCCAAAAACGATTGGGTTCAACGACGCATCGACCAACTGACGCGCGAGAAACACGAAGAGAAACGCCAGCGAGAAGCACTCGAAGCGCGATTGCGCGAGCTTCAGCCGCAGCAGGAGACGACTGGGCAGCCGATGACGGCCGAACAGATCCGATCCGAAGCCAAGCGGCTGATCGAGCAAGAGCGATTCGACGAGGCTTGCAACAAGGTATTCGACGCGGGCAAAGGTGACTTTGGGGCGGAGTGGGATTCGTCCCTGCGCACGTTCCAAATGCTCGGCGGCGCATCGCCCGACTTCCTGCAAGCCATCACGTCGATGGATCACGGTCATAAGGTGCTTCACGCACTCGGCCAAGACCCTGAGACGGCTGAACGCGTGCTTTCCCTTCCCCCGTTGCGAATGGCTCTCGAACTGGCTCGCCTAGAAGCGAAGGTCAGCGCGAGCGCACCTACCCCGAAACCTGTTTCCAAAGCGCCCGCACCGATTACCCCGGTCGGCGGGAAGTCTGCGCCTGTCGAGCCGGCTGAGTTCGCCTCGACCGCGGAATACATCGCTTGGAAGAAACGAAACAAAGGCTGATTACTTAGATGGCAAATACGCTTCTTACCCCGACCAAGATCCTCGACGAATCGCTTCAGATTCTTACCAACAACCTCGCTTTCACGTCGCGCGCTAACCGCGAATACAGCAGCGAGTTCGCCGTTTCGGGCGCGAAGGTTGGTTCGACCGTGAACGCGCGCAAGCCCGTTCGCTTCGTTGGTACGTCGGGGCCGAACCTTGGCCTCGAAAACGTGAACGAAACGTCGGTTCCGATCACGATGCAGAACCAGTTTCACGTCGACTTTCAGTTCAGCTCGACCGAGCTCACGTTGACCGTCGACGACTTCGCGGAGCGTTACCTCGTTCCGGCAATGGAAACGATCGCCAATAAGCTGGACTTCGACGGCCTCGGGCTTGCTTCGAGCGTCGCGAACAGCGTTGGCACCGCAGGCACCACGCCGAACGATATTCAGATCCTGATCGACGCTGGCACGAAACTGGACAACGAAGCAGTTCAGCGCGGCAAGCAGCGTGCGGCCGTGTGGAATCCGACCGTGAACGGCAAGATGGTCAAGTCGACGTCGGGCCTGCTGAACCCGTCGAAGCAAGTCGGCGAGCAATACGATTCGGGCATCTTCGTTCCGGCGCTCGGTTTCGATATCGGCATGGATCAGAACGTGAACACGTTCACGACCGGTACGCGTTCGAACGGCACTGTTTCGGGCGCGGGTCAAACCGGCTCGACGCTCACCGTTACCGGCCTCGGTGCTGCTGCAACCGTCGCGAAGGGCGACACGTTCACGATCGCTGGCGTCTATGCAGTGAACCCGCAGAACCGTCAATCGTATGGCGTGCTGCGTCAATTCACCGTTACCGCGGCTGCAACGGCTGACGGCTCGGGCAACGCAACGCTGTCGATCTTCCCGGCGATCAACACCGCGGCAAGCAACCAGCAGTATCAGACGGTTTCGGCTGGTCCTGCAAACGCTGCTGTTGTGACGTGGGACGTTGCGGCATCGACTTCGTATGGCGCAAACCTCGCGTACCACAAGAACGCCTTCACGCTGGCTACGGCCGACTTGGAAGACGTGTCGCAATACGGTGCTTGGGGCGCTCGTCGTAACTACAAGGGCATTTCGCTGCGTATCGCGCGCCAGTATGCGATCGGCACTGACGTTGTGCCGTGCCGTATCGATGTTTTGTACGGCTGGAGCGCGATCTACCCGGAAATGGCCTGCCGAATCCTTTCCTAATGGCGCTTATCCAGCAATCGGCCCCCGCTTCGGCGGGGGTTTTTCATTCTGACGAGCCGATGGCATACGAAAAATTCCCCGCATGGGCGACTGGTCCCGCTGGTGCGCAACGCATCGTCAACAGCCAGGACGAACTAGACGCGCTTCCCGGCTTCACGGTGCCTGAATACGTGCCGCCTGTGCCGCGCGAGCAGAAGCCGGAATTCGCCGCATATCCGAAATGGATTGGCGATCAGCTTGTGCAGAACGCGGAAGAAGAATCCGCACTGCTCGGCTCTGACGACGTGGACACGCGCGAAGCCCTGTTGAAGATCGCGGCAGAGAAGGGCGTGAAGATCGACAAACGATGGTCCGATGACAAGATCCGGGCCGCACTAGAGGCTGCTTAATGACGACCGCCGTTGACCTCATCACGCTCGCGCTGAAGGACATAGGCGCACTCGGTATCGGGCAGGCGGCAAGCGCTGAAGACACGGCTGACGCGCTTGCCACGCTAAATATGATGCTCGGTCAGTGGCAGGGCGAACGCCTCTCTGTTTATCACCTTGTCGACACGGCGATTCCGTCGACTGGGAAACAGACGTACATGATCGGCACTGGCGGTGATTTCAACGTTCAGCGGCCGATCAAGATCAGCGCAGCATATGCGCGGCTCAATGCGGGCAGCTCGACGCCGATCGATTATCCGGTTCGGATTATCGAGTCGATGGAGGACTATTCGCGCCTGGCGTTGAAGGGGCTGCAATCGTTCCCTGCGTGGGCCTATTACGACCCGGCTTTCCCGCTTGGAAACCTGACGTATTACCCGATCCCGGACAGCACGTTTCAGCTTCATATCGTCACGATGGAAGCGCTGCCGCAGTTCACGGCACCCGGGCAAGTCATCAACCTGCCGCCTGAGTACATGGCGGCGATTCGCTACAACCTTGGCCTGTATCTCGCGCCGTCGTATCAGATCGAGCCGCAGCGTTCGCTAATTGGCCTCGCGATGAACGCAAAGCGCGTCGTCAAGCGGATGAACAGCCAGATCCCGTCCATGACGATGCCTCGCGGCCTCGGCTCGAAGCAGCGTTACAACATCTACAGCGGCTCTAATTACTGATGCGGATTCCTCTGACTGGCGGTGCGTACACCGCGAAAAGCGTCATCGCTAACGCACAGCGGTCGGTCAATTTGTACGCTGAGCAGAACCCGCAAGACTCGGCCGCGCAGTTCACGTATTACCCGACACCGGGCCTCACGCTCGTTTCGACGCCGCCCATTGCCGCGGAAAGTCGTTGCATCTACACGGCATCGAATGGCAAGCGTTACGAAGTGGTCGGCATGAATGTCTACTACGTGGATTCGTCGAACGTCTATACGCAGATCGGCGCGCTTTCCACGCTTTCGGGCGTTGTGTCGATGGTCGACAACGGGACGAACGCGTTCATTGTCGACGGTTCCAAGAACGGATTCACGCTCGATATCACAACCAATGTGATGATCCCATGCGCTGACCCCGCTTTCTACGGGGCTGATCGCGTGGATTATGTCGACGGCTATTTCGTGTTCAATCAGCCTGGCACGCAGCACTTCTACATCTCGAAATACAACGACATTACGTTCGATTCGCTCGATATCGCGTCGAAGTCGACGTATGCAGACAATCTAGTAACGCTTGCGGTGATGCACCGTGAAATCTGGTTGTTCGGCGAGCAGACAACCGAAGTTTGGTACAACACCGGCGCATCAGATTTCACGTTCGGCCGCATGCCGGGTGTGTACATCGAGCATGGATGCGCTGCGAAGCACTCGGTCGCAAAGATCGATCTCGCGCTGTTCTGGGTCGGGAAAGACTTGCAAGGGCAGGGCGTTGTTTTCGCCGGCCGCAACTACGCGGCTGAGCGGATCTCGACACACGCGATGGAGCAGGAGTTTCTAACGTACAGCCGGATAGACGACGCGATCGGCTTTTCGTACCTGCAAGGCGGCCACGCGTTCTACGTGCTGACGTTCCCGACCGCCAATAAGACGTGGTGCTTCGACACGGCAACGGGCCAATGGGCTGAGCGTGGATATCTGGAGGCAGACGGCACATTCAGCCGGCACCGCGCGAACTGCTATTCGTTCAATGGCGGCCAAAACCTCGTTGGCGATTGGGAAACCGGCAAGGTGTACGCGCTCGACCAGAACGCATATACCGACAACGGTAACCCGCTGCTCTGCGTTCGAGGCTTCCCGCACATCAGCGGAGCCGATGGAAACCGCGTCCTGTTCCGGCAATTCATCGCGGATATGGAAGTCGGTAACGGCCTGCCCGGCGACTCCGCAGAGCCTGAGATTCGGCTGCGCTGGTCAGATGACCGCGGGCGCAGTTGGGGAAACGCGGTAACAAACTCGCTTGGCAGGGCTGGCGAATACCTCACGTCGATTCAATGGCAGCGCCTCGGCTATGCGCGCGATCGCGTGTTCGAGCTGTCATGGTCCGCTCCGGTCAAGACTGCGCTTAACGGCGCATGGGTCGATGTGTCGAGGGCCAGGACATGAGCACGCCGACAAACTTTCCAGACGTCGGCGTGCCGCTGGTCGACCCGAAGACGGGCCGGCTTTCGATGGTCTGGTTCCAGCTTCTGATCGCGCTTTTCAATCGAACTGGCGGCACATCGGGAGATAGCGGATCGACTCAGGAACTGTCGGAAGTGGCTCAACAGATCGCCTCGCTGGTGCCGGTCGATTACGGGGCCGCGCTGCGTATTGCTGACGTCGAGGCGACGCTTTCTGTGCTTGCTGGCGCGGTGACGCAGAGCGAGCCTGATTCGTTCGTCCCGACGCACGGCATACAGGACGCGCCGGATCTTCATGCAGTCGCTACGCAAACGGCGAACGGCTTCATGTCGGGTGCGGACAAGGCGAAGCTCGACGCGATGACGGCGACGGTTGAAGATCGATTCGTCTCGGGAACTGGTTTCACGCCTGGGACAACGACGAGCCTGACGCTATCGAAGGCATACGCGAACGCCGCGGCCGTCACGGTGCATTTCGACGGCGTATTCCAGGGCAGCGACCAATACACGATCGCCGGAACGACGATCACGTTCACATCTGCGATCCCTGTCGGCACGCAGACAGTCTATGCACGAGGGTAAGGCATGACAACAACATATAAAGAAATGGTGAAGGGCGCGACGCTGACCGGTGCCGCGTCTAGCCTGTACACCGCAGCAACCGCTACGTCGGCATCTATTCAGGCGGCAAGCGCGAACAACCCGACTGGCGGCGTCGTGACGCTCAACGTCTACAAGGTTCCGGCTGGCCGCTCCGCTGACGGGACGACGCGCATCGCGTCAAAGAACATAGGCGCCGGCGCGACCGCGCAGTTCCCTGAGCTGGTCAATCACAAACTCGAACCCGGCACGCAGCTTTACGCGGACGGTAACGGCTGCTCGATCAGCATAAGCGGGATCGAATACGTAAAGGATAGCGCTTGAGAAACTTCCTGAAGATCGCTGAAGGCGTCGACGTGATGCCGCTTCTTTCTGCGCTGGCGCGAAGCCCTGAATTGTGGAATCAAAACTTGTTGCGCACGACGCATCAGAGTTCGCCGCATACGCAAGTCGATGACATTTGGCTTCGGTTCAATGACCTGAAAACATACGAGGAAACCGCAGATCCGGCGCATGTGATGGATCAGCATGAATCCATCAATTACCCGGCGTTCTATGCGCTTCCGCAGGCTCGCGCACTGATCTTCGCGCTGATGGCCCGCGTTGAAGGAGAACGCCTGGGGCGCTGCATCATCACGAAGCTGAAGCCGGGCGCCGTTATCGATCCGCATGTTGATAGCGGAGATCACGCGGCTTACTTCGAGCGGTATCACATCGTCCTCCAATCGCTTCCCGGCTCCGTGTTCCACGCGGGCGGCGAAACGGTTCAGATGCGCGTCGGCGAAGTATGGTGGTTCGATAACTCGTCGATGCATTCAGTCATCAACAACAGCGCAGACGATCGCATTCACTTGATCGTCGATATCAAGGCTTGCAAATGATAACGATCGCCGCCGAGAGTTTCGAAGAAACGCTGCCAGAACTAAAGGCGCTGCTTCCTGTCCACTACGAAGAATTGTCTCTGCACAGGGATGCGGGATTCCCGCTCGATCCGCAGTTCTCAACGTACATCGAGCGCGAAAGGCTCGGCGGCTTGCTGTTCGTGACGATGCGTGAGCGCGGCGAATTGGTCGGCTATTTCATCGGATTTATCGCACCAGGCCTTCACTACAAAACGTGCCTTACCTGTCATCTGGATATCTTCTATCTGCGCAAGGACAAGCGCGGCGGATGGGACGGCGCAAAGCTGTTCCGGTTCACGGAAAAGGAACTGAAGCGGCGCGGTGTCAACTATTGGGTTGTCAGCAGCAAGGTAAAGCAGGACGCGAGCGCGCTGTTCGAATTCCTGAAATTTGAGCCGGTCGAAAAACTGTATGGCAAATGGCTTTGAGGGCTAACTAATGGCAATCGTTATTGGCGGCTCTATCGCCGCTGCCGGCGCGATCGGTGGTGCTGCGATCTCGTCGAGCGCATCTAAGAGCGCGGCAAACACGCAGGCTGACGCAGCTAACAATGCCGCTCAGATTCAACAACAACAGTGGGAGCAGACGCAGGCAAACCTCAAGCCCTATATGGACTTGGGTTCTAGCTACATCAACCCGCTAAAGGATGCGCTGTCGAACCCCACGCTGACGCAGCAGTTCAGCGCACCAACAGCGGCAGAAGCGCAGGCGACCCCAGGGTATCAGTTCACGCTCAATCAAGGGCTGAAGGCGACGCAAAACAGCGCAGCGGCGCGCGGGCTTGGTACTTCAGGGGCGGCGCTTAAAGGCGCATCGAGCTACGCAACGGGGTTGGCTGACTCGACGTACAACGATGTCTACAACCGCGCGTTGCAAACGTTCCAGACGAACTACAACACGGCGTCTAACAACGTGAACCGCCTGCAGAGCGTTGTCAGCAACGGGCAGAACGCGGCAGCGACGAACGGATCGCTAGGCGCTGCGTCGGCCGGCAACATCGGCAATACGCTGACGAGCGGTGCTAATGCGAGCGCGGCCGGGACGATCGGCTCGTCGAATGCGCTAAGTGGGGCGCTGAACAGCGTCGGCAGTTCGGCCCTTACATATGGGTTGTTGAACAACAATGCATCGTCGGCCGTTGCGGCGAACCCAACTTACGGCACGACCGCGGCAGGCAACCCGAACTACTTCACGGTATAACGATGCCACTTGACACTAGTATCGCTCTCAACACGAACGCGCCGCAGCCTATCAACCCGCTTCAACAGGCGTTGCAGGTCGCGCAGTTTCGCGCCTACAACGCGAACGGCCAAGCCGCGCAGCAGGGGCTAGACGCAAATCGCGCTATCTCTGCCGCCTATCAGCAGGCAACCGATCCGACGACAGGTCAGGTCGACAATAACAAGCTGATGGCGATCATCAGCCAGAACCCTGCGGCCGGCTTCAAGCTCGGCGAAGTGGTTCAGGGCATCAACACGCAGAAGCAGCAGCAGCAAACGCTCGCGCGTGGTGATGTCGCACTCGGAAACGAGCAACTAGACAGCGCCGCGAAGCACATTGGGTGGGCGTATCAGACGGCCGGGGCAATCGCGAACAACCCGAACGCAACCGCGTCTGATGTAACAGCCGCAATCGGACGCGCAATTGATAGCGGGCAGATTACGCCAAAGATCGCGGCGCAAGCACTCGCCGATATGCCTGGGACAGACGCGCCGAAGGGTGCATTGCAACAGTGGGCGGCGAATCACGTTGCGCAAGCATCGGGCGCTGCACAGCAGCTTGGCATCATGCTTCCGAAGACTGGCGCCGTCAGCACCGGCGGTGGAACGACGCTCTACAACCAGAGTCCAGTTTCCGGCCAGGTCACTCCGACGACCGTTTTCCAAAACACGGTCGGTCCAGAAACGGCGGCGCAGATGGTCGATGTAATCAACCCGGATGGCTCGCACTCGAAGGTTCCTACGGCTTCGGTCATGAAGCAAACCGGCGTTGGCGGGCTTCTTCCCCCGCAAGCGCAGCCTCAAGGCGGATCTGGCGACGGCGGAAACGGGCGCTATCCTGGCGGATCGTTCCAGACGGCTCCGGCCGCTGGCACTGTAGAGGCGCAACAGAAGGTGAACGCGGCAGGCGGCGACATGCTGTCAGCCGATCAGCAGTCGAATGCGCAGTCAGGAACGCGCGTGAACATGCTGCAAAACGCGGGCGATGCACTTTCGAAGGCGCAGACAGGTACGGGCGCCGACAAGCTGAACGCAGTTCGAGGCTTGGTTGCAACGCTTGGCGGCCCTGCTGACAAGGTTGCGTCCTACGACGAGGCGAATAAGTACCTCACGCAGTACGCGCAGCAGAAGGCGGCTTCGTTCGGGCATGGAACAGACTCGCAGCTCGCTGCGGCTATCGCTGGCAACGGAAATACGCACATCTCCAACCTTGCCGCGCAAGACGTGGTGAAGGTGAACCTTGGTCTTGAGCGCATGGAGCAGGCGCGCATGAAGGCGTGGGAAAGCGCCGGCCTGCAACCGTCTCAATACGGTCAGTGGAAGTCGCAATTTGGCTCGACGATGGACCCACGCGTGTTCGTTGCCGACCAGATGGAGCCGACCAAGGTGCAGGCGATGGTCAAGAGCATGAATCCGAAGCAGCAAGCAACCTTCCGCACGCAATATAACTGGGCGGTCCAAAACGGCTATATCAACGGTCCCCAATAATGGCGAACTATGACGATGCTTTCGAGGCTGCGGGCAAGCAATACAACGTAGACCCGAAGCTTCTGAAGGCCATGATGACTCAGGAAAGCTCGGGCAATCCGAACGCTGTATCTCCGAAAGGAGCGACCGGCCTGATGCAGTTGATGCCGGCAACCGCTAAGGAGATGGGCGTTTCGAATCCGAGCGATCCAGTTCAGAACATCATGGGCGGCGCTCGCTACATGGCCCAGATGCTCGACAAATACGGCGACGTGAATACGGCTCTAGCGGCCTATAACGCGGGGCCGGGCGCCGTAGACAAGGCGGGAGGAATCCCGAACTTCCCGGAAACGCAGGGCTACGTCAAGCGCATTTCCGCCAACTATCAAGGAAAGCCAATGGCGCAATCCGCGCTTCCCGGTCTGCCGCCTACGGCTGGCGTCGCATCGGCGGCCGACGACCCGTTCAGCAAGCTCATTGGCGGGTCGACAACTTCGGCCGCGCCGGCTGCTGCTGGCGGCGATCCGTTTAGCAAACTCATGGCGACGAAGGCCGCCGCTCAGCCTGCGCAGGCGTCGCAGTCGCCGAAGTCGGGTACGCCGGAATGGTCGATCAAGAACATGGCCGGCGCTGCTGTCGAGCCGCTTCTGACTGCCGCGACGGGCGCTATTGCGGCGCCTATCGGAACGATTGCTCGCCTCGGAGCGGCGGCGCTGCCGGGTGTTTCTTTCGATCAGGCGAAGCAGATCGGCGAGAGCACACAAAATGCGCTCACGTATCGCCCGCAGACGGAGGGTGGACAGCAAGCGAACGCAGACTTTGCGCGCGTCGCCAATAACGCACTCAGCCCGATTGTGAACTCGGCGCCGGTGCAGGCTGTCGCGGGAGGCTATAAGCAGAACTTCGTACAGGGTCAATCGCCGTTTATGGCGACGCTCAACGATGTGATCCCTAGCGCGACGGCGCAGATTGTCGCACCCGAACTGGCGGGGCGCGCTAATTCTCTCGTCAAGGCGCTTGGCAAGTCTGATGTTCCGGTGCCCACGCCGGGTAGCATCGAACTCGCTAACCGTGGAGTCGGCCAAGTTCCGCAGGGCCTGCCGCAGGCCAACGTCTCACGCCTTCCGGTGTCGCCCGCTGCGAACGACCTGTCGGCTCTTCTCGAGGTTGAGCAAGGCGGGGCCGTGCCGAAACCTGCTGCAACGATCGCGCGCGCGCCGGCTGCGAACGATGCTATCGGCCTTAACCGCGCCGCGGTCAATGATGCGCAGGCGGGGCGCCCGGATCTGCCGCAAGCCCCGGCAACGCAAGCCGTTGGCAAGGGCGCGGCGGCGAATGACTCGACGAGCAAGGTTGCGCCAGCGCCGACGCCTCCCGCTCCTGTCGAGATTCCGAAGTTCGACGATTCAGCGCCGGCCACGGTTAAGGCGAAGCTTGCGCCTGATCAGCAGCAGAAGAATCTAGACCTGATGCGAGAGGTTGGCCTGGAAGACCATCGCCCAAGCGCAATCTCTGGCGATAAGTTCACGGCCGGCAATGAGTACCAACTCGCCAAGACGGACACGCCGCAAGGCGAGGTGTTGCGTGCTCAGTTCGACAAGGAGCGGGTTGCGCTCCAGAATTACTCACAGCAAATTTCGCACGATACCGGCGCGCGTGGCGCCTCGCCGGAGGAAGTTGGTCAAATCATTCGCGACCCGTTGCGCGGCCTCAACGACTATTACGACAACGCGGTTCGCGGTGTTTACAAGGCGGCGGACGAGCGAGCTGGCGGCGTTGCTGGCATCGATGCGGATTCGTTTGGCTCTCTGATGGATACCAAGTCGAATTTCGCCGGCAAGGCGGAAAACGGCGCTCTTGGGCGTGGCATCAATGCATACCTGAAAGAGCAGGGCATTCGCAACGCTGATGGCACTTTTAACCCGATGACGGCTAAGCAGGCTGAAGGTGTGCGCCAATACATCAACGGCCAGTGGTCGCCTCAGAATTCGGGGTTGATCGGCAAAATCAAGGAGGCGCTAGATTCCGATGTGGCAAAGTCGGCAGGCGACGATGTGTACGCGCAGGCGCGAGCGCTTCATGCCGAACGAAAAAACGTTCTCGACAATCCGAAGGGAATTTCCTCGCTGCTCAACGAGGAAGGTCCGGGCGGCATCAATCAAGCCGTGCCCGACGAAAAGATCGGCCAAAAGCTCACCTCGATGCCCGTTGGTCAACTTCGACACATCGTCGACACTCTGAAAAACGCGCCAGCCGAACTTCAGCCGATGGCGCAGCAGGCGCTTTCTGAAATGAAGGGCGTGTTTGCGGATGGGGTGAATAAGGCGGGGCAGGGCGCAGAGTGGAATGCGGCAAAAGTGACGAAGCAACTGAACGATCAGCGATCGCGCATGGGGCTTCTTTTCGATGACGCCGAAATGAGCCGGTTCCGTACGTTGAACGATGCAGGGCATGTTCTGCAGAAGCCAACGGCTTACCCCGGCGCCGCGGCGCAAGGTCATAACTTATTGCAAAAGGCGGTCATATGGGCGCCGACCGCAGCAACGACCGGCGCGGCCTCTGCGATGTTTGGCCCGCTTGGCGCTGCTGTCGCTGGCCCGGCGGGCGCAGCGCTCACGCGCAAGGCTACTGAGTTCGTCAACCGGCGCTCCGCGAATAAGTTAGCGGAATCGTTTCGCAATCCACGCGTCGACTGGGAGAAGTAGCGGAAATACGAAGCGGATCAGCCAATGAGCTGTCCGCTTCGGCTTCCATGAGGGCGCACTTTTCAATTTATCGCCGTCGATTGCAAACGCCGTCCCGCGGCGTGGGCGCGTAACAACGTGAATAACGTTGCCGTCAGCGTCTAGTACTTCAATCATCTTTTCCCCCGACCCCGCCTAGTGCGGGGTTTTTTTATTGAGGCAATACATGCAGCTTCTGCCGAACGCAAAGCTTCAGTTCGTGGATCAAAACGGCGCGCCTCTGGCGGGCGGGTCCGTCTATTACTACGCGCCCGGAACGACCAACCCGCTGCCGACGTTTCAGGATAAAGCCGGCACGATCCAGAACACCAACCCCGTATTGCTTGACAGTCGGGGTCAAGCCATCGTATGGGGAAGCGGCACATATCGTCAAGTTGTTTGCGACGCATCGGGCGTAACGATTTGGGATCAGATCGTTACGGATGCATCGACGGGTCTGATTCAAGGCCAGTTGATCGATGAAGTGTTCAACGCGGGCGCGGATTTCACTGCGGGCACGACTACCGTCCTGACGCTGGCAAACGTCTACGGCGCAGAGGGTAACGTCTCTGTTGTGTTCGACGGCATCACGCAATCGCCGACGACCTACACGCTGAATTTCAAGACGCTCACGTTCAATGCGCCGATTCCGGTCGGCGTATTGCAAGTATGGGTCAAGGGTGGCGTTACGCTGCCGATCAATACGCCGGCTGCCGGAAGCGTCGTCGATACCACCGTAGCGCCCGGGTCGGCGCTGTACAACCGCATCAACCACCGTTGGGACGTGACAGATCCCAATTTCGGCGCGTGCGGCGATGGCGTGACGGACGATTCGGCCGCGATCAATAAGGCGTTTCAACTCGCTGCGAACGTCGGCGGTGAGGTCTATTTCCCGTCGTCCAAAACGTTCCTTATCAAGTCGCCGCTGACGTGTTCGGTTCAGGTTCCGCTTCAGCCCGTTATCGGCACGAACTATCAACTGTATTTCTCCGATATTCGGACTGTCAGCATCGTTTCGCCCGGAAGAAGCACGATTAGGGCGGGCGCCAGCATGACGACCATGCTGACCATTCAGTACGCGAACGGCAATATCGCGCCGTATTACACCAAGATCGACGGCCTCGTGTTCGATGGCAATGGCCTCGCTACGAACGGCGTTCTGCTGAACTACTCGACGCGCTCGCACGTTGTGCGCAACAGCTTCGTCGGCATGAGCGGCTACGGTCTGGCAAACGCCGGCTATGGTGTCGCTGAATTTCTGTACAACACGTTTGCGACGACAATCGGCATTCAGGTTCAACAGGGCGGCGATACCCTGATGGATCACAACGATTTCTATGCTCCGGCGAACTCGAACGGACATATCGGCATCGACATGCAGGGATGGTCTGGCAACACGCATATCCACAACTCAACGTGGACGGCCGATCCGACTTCGAGCAACGAAACACCGATCCTTCTGCACGCGAATATTTCTGCGCAGACGGGGCGAGAAGTTCGTGATGTGACGATCAAGAACAACGAGTTTTGCGGTTATGACTTGCCAATTAGCGGCGTGGCAGGTTCGAACAATATGTATAACTGCATCATCTCGGGCAATCACAAGACGGCATTGAGCGGGACCAAGATTAGTGCCGCGCTGATTTCGCTGACTGGTCCTGGTCAGTTCATCATCAGCGACAACATCGTTGGGAACGCTGCGTATCCGGTGCTGAGCGGGAATGTCATCAGCCTTGCCAACGCTTCGCGCATGACGATCAAGGGCAACAAGTTCGCGAACCTGCTGAATACGCCAATCGTCCTGACGAACGTTGTTCAATCCAAGGTTTACGACAACGAATTCTACGACGTCGGTCAGTCCTTGCCTGGCAACGCGATCATTTACCTCGGATCGACGTGTGCGACAAACGAGTTCTACCGGAATACGTATAACCAGTCGCAGCCTACATACGGCCAGGTTGGTATCGTTGAAAACACCGGCTGCAACTTCAACACGGCAACGAACGAAACGTTCATCGGCATCAATCAGCCCTATACGGTCGTTGGCGCGAACAGTAATTTCAAGTTGACTTCGTATGGTTCCGCCGCGCCGGTAAGCGGGACACATGGCGCGGGTGAAATCGTCTGGAATACGAACCTCAGCAATTCGGCTGGCGTCCCGGTTGGTTTCGTGTGTGTTGCGGGTGGCTCGCCGGGTACGTGGCGCAGCTTCGGCGTAACGGTTTAAATTATCGAGGTTAAATACAATGACGACGACCGTACCCGTTCAATTGGTCAGCCCCGCAAGTTCAACGGTAGGCCAGGTTCTGCGCTCTAGCGGAGCTAGCCTGCCTCCCGCATGGACTTCGCTTTCGGCATCAGATTCTACATTTACTCAGGCGGGAACCGGCGCGACGCCTGTTTCCGTGCAGTCTGAGCTGCGCACCCGCGTCAATGTAAAGCAGTTCGGCGCTGTAGGCGATGGTGTAACGGATGACACTGCCGCGATCAATGCCGCATTGGCCGCAGTCAACGTTGCTGGCGGTACGCTGTGGTTCCCGGCAGGCGTCTATATCTGCTCCGGCCAATGGAATATGGCGAACTTCAGCAACGTGCATTTGCGTGGCGCCGGGGGCATCTTCCAGGGTGGCAACGCAGTTGGCACGATGATCAAGTTCACGCAATCAGGCTCGACCTCGTGCATCAACAACACGGGCGGGATTGGCTGTTCGTTCCATGACATCGTTTTTGCCTACACGAGCGCCACATATAGCGGAACGTTGCTCGATGCCTCCTGCGCGACGCCGCAAAATATCACGCAGGGCAAGATCGATGGATGCCAGTTCCTTCAGCTCGGAACGACAAACACCGCTGGCAACCTGGTGGCGATCAATAACGTCAGCGGCTACGTCATCGAGAACTGCATCTTCGCGCGGGCAAACTGCGCGATCCGCGGCGGCTTGAATGGCTCGCTTGGCGCAAGCAACGCCGTCACGGTAAGCAACTGCGAGATCAGCTACTGCACGACCGCTATTGCCAATCCGAATAACTTTTGGACGATTCTTCGGACTTCATTTGAGCCGGGGCCGTCGCTCGGGCCGTCGCAGATTTGGAACGATACGTCGAATCCTATTGCGAACCTGACGATTATCGGGTGCTTCTTCGGTGATGTTCAGAACACCGGGACGCACCTGAACTTGACGGGCGTTACTAATCTTCTCATCCTCGGGTCGATTTTTGGCGGCGACAACGTCCACGTAACGACCGCGGTTGCGCTCGCTGGAGTGAACACAGGCATCGTCATTCAGGGTAATACGTTCGTCCAGTTGAATACGGGCATCGGCATTACTGGGACCGTGTCGGGTGGCAGCCTGTCAGGGAACACATTCACTTCGACGACTACGCCACTCTTCGGCAAGTCCAGCGCAAGCAATTTCAGCCTCTCGGGTAACGCGGGATTCATCACCGAGAAAACGGGGACTGCAACGATCACGGCCGGCACGTTCAGTATTGTCGTCAATCATGGATTGGCCGTCACGCCGGGCAATGGTCAGATAGAGTTGGTTCCGGCCGGCGACACGCTCGGCGCGCGCTGGTGGCTTGCTTCGTTTACGTCAACACAGTTCACGATAACGATCAACGCATCGCAGGCGTCCAACCTCGTTTTCTACTGGCACGCGAACGTGAACCAGTAAGAAGGTCAGCCGTAAGTAACCCTAAGCCGCCTTCGGGCGGCTTTTTCTTTTCCGATCCCATGAAAGACACCGCTTCAGCCGTCGCACAGACGGTCGCGCAAATCGCGCCTCCGTGGTACGCAACGGCGCTCGCGTGGAGTGACGCGAATTTCCCGCGCGTGCTGCTCACGCTGTCCGTGATTTACACGGCATTGCAGATTTACTCGTCGATCAAGCGCCTGCGAAAAGGGGATGCGAATGTCGATGAATAACGAGAACCTTCAAAAGCTGATCGCCGAGCTGCGCCGCGACGAGGGCGTTCGTTATTCGCCGTACAACGACACGAAGGGCATTCCAACGGTTGGCGTCGGGCACAACCTGAACGCGAAGCCTCTACCAGCAGGCTGGAAATATCCGCTCAACGACATGCAGATTAATTCGCTGCTCGATGACGATCTCGAAGACGTGTTCCACGATCTTGACCGCAACTTGCCCTGGTGGACGGATCTCAACGACGTGCGACAGCGCGCTTTGGCTAACATGGCGTTCAATCTCGGAATCACGAAACTACTCGGCTTCCGGAACACGCTCGTTGCCATGCGTCAGGGCAAATACGACGCAGCAGCGGACGGCATGTTGGCGTCCGCATGGGCCGCGCAAGTAAAGGGCAGAGCGCAACGCCTCGCCGACATGATGCGAAAGGGGGTGTGATGGACTGGAAATCGATACTCGGTGGCGTCGCGCCGACATTAGCGACCGCGCTATCTGTCGTCGGCGGTCCCGCGGGCATGGTAGCGGGCGCTGCGCTGCGTGCGGTGAGCGGCGCCGTGCTCGGTCACGATCAAGGCACGACGGATCAGGTCACGCAGGCGATTCAGGCTGGCCTGTCGCCTGACGCCATTGCAGCGCTCCAGAAGGCGGACAACGACTTCAAGGTGCAGATGGCGCAGATCCAGGCGGCGACCGATCAGGCGAGCATCAAGGCGGCTTCTGACGCGGTCGGCGACGTCAATGTGACGATGCAATCCGAAGCGAAGGCGGATCATTGGCCCACCTATACGTGGCGCCCGTTCATCGGCTTTGTGTTCGGCCTCTACGTTATGTCGATGTTCATCCTGCCGCTCTTTCACGTTCAGCCGGTTCCGTTGTCAGCGGATCTAACGCTGACGATCGGCGCGGTGCTCGGCGTGGCCTCGTTCTTCCGCGGCAAGGCGCAGGCAGATCCGCGAATAAACGCGGACAGCCGCGGTTAAGCCGCTTCAACCGTTGTGGGTTGCTTCTTCGGCGGGATTAAATTGGGGTGCGGCGGCATGCCGAGCAGTCGCCGTGCCTCTTCTCGAACATCGACCGAGCAGAACAGACCCAGATCGTCAATGTCCTGAAGCCGGAATGCGAAACATTCGAATTCTTCTGCCGTTGCTTTTTTCGGGGCTGGCAACATGGTCTGTCACTTTTATTAATTTGGTTAAACGCCTTATGTATTAATAATACTCCACAGACCTAACGATTTGCAATGTCGAAGTTTTGTTGTTGTGCGTGTTGACATAATATAAATTATCGCTCGGCACGATGGAAGTCTAGTTGCGCCTGTTCTGGCGGCTCATCGCTACCAAGCTGAGAGCCGGAAACAACGACGTCTTCACCCGACTGCAGAACCGGAACCTCGTGCAGCTTTGGCGACGGCTCGGCCTTCGTGAACTCGTCTTGCTCGTCCAGATTAACGATGACTTCTGCTTGGAATGATGCCCATCGCTCGCCGGCTCGAGTCGTCCAAAACGTCGTGGAGTTCACGCGATAGACGTTTGTCGTTCCCACCTTGAGAACCTCAATCCATCGCTTCTCGCGCAGCAACGCGATCGCGCGTTGCATCGTCGGCCGCGTTAGATCCGCCAGTTTCATCAAACTATCCTGGCTTACCATGATCGAGTTCTGCTTGTTCATGTTCTTCACGAGAACCCACAGCAGGTAATGCGCCTTTGCCGACTCTCGAGCGAGATCGTTGAGCGCATCGATGTGCTTGCGCGAAACCTGCACGAAGTCGTGATTGATGGCGCCATGCTTCAGTCGCGCAACCTCACGCCGCAGGCTTTCCACTTCGTCGACGTCCGTTCTCATGAGGCGAATCCGCTTCTTGTGTGATGTGTCTTGCATCATAGACGGGTTTATGATGCGCGTAAACTCACCTTTGGTCATTCGCCTCACGCTTAATGAGGCAGATCCGCCTCATCTAGGATGAGGCATAACGAAATCGAGGAAAGCCAATTCTGGCAAGGGATAGCGGCATTTTCGCGCGTCTCGCTCTCTTGATCTAGGTCTTACAGGGTTGCCAGCCTTTGACTTTCTCTCTCATTGGGGCAAGCCGCACAGCGGCGCGTCAGGCTCGAGTGTGGGTAACTGCCGAACCGCGTAGCGGCCGTCCACGCCCTTGCGGTGTGGACGGGGCAGTTATCCATACGGGGAATGACCGATACCAGTAGCTACTAGTATCCGCTTTTCTCGAGCGCCTCGAGCGCGTCATCAAGAACCTGCCCGAGCGTCACGCGCTTACGATCTGCTATCGCGTATATCCGGTCGATAGCTTCTGCCGTCGTTTTGATGTTCAGTTGCTGGTTGCGGCCGGTAATGCGCCGCCTGCGCCTGGCGGGCGCTTCACTCCCCTTCCCTGTGCTGCGGCTCGGGAAATTGTTCGCTTCCGCGATCGCGTCGATTGCTCGAGCGTCGACTTTCTTCGCGCGCTTCGCTTCAGGCGCTTTAGGCTTGAACTCGTCGCTGAGATCGCCGAATGGATTGTTCCGCTCCATCACGCCTCCTGCGCTGCTCGAGCGCGGATCAGCTCGAGAACTTCGTTCATCAGTTCTTCAGCGTTCGCAATTGCCTTGTCGACGTTCGCCACATCAGAGCGGTCAAGCTGCTCGAGCGGGACCGAATACGCAAACATGGACTTGAACGCCTCGCGCTCGTTCAGTTCTGCGCGAAGCATTGGAACGCCGGCCTCCCGCAACTTGGTTGCGATGTGCGCGAACGACCGAGTTCGAATAGCGGAATTCGTACGCGTGAACAGAACGGCATGCGCGACCTTCCTGCGCGCCATGCGCTCCTGCTGCTTGATGACCTGAAGCGCCCTCCCCGCCTGCTTTGCATCCAGATCCGACGCCTGCATGGGGATCAGCACTAAATCGGCAGCACTGACAGCGAGCAACGCGATCTTTGCGGCTGTCCCCTCGAGATCGACGATAACAAACGGCGTCTTGGTCGCGGCGTCGTCTATCACGTCAAGAATCGTTTCCTCATCGACGTCCGACTCAATACCCAGGTTCTCGAGCGGCGCCCCCCTCCCCCAGTCCTTGAGTGGCCTGTTAGGGTCTGCATCGATCATCGTCACCGCGGCGCCATGCTTGGCGATCTGCGTTCCGAGCGTCAGCGCGCTCGTCGTCTTCCCTACTCCACCCTTTGGGCTGATGAATACGATCGTCGGCACTGGTTCCCTCCCTGTCATTGGTAGCTACTGGCGGCTACCTTATACCAGATAGCTACCGTTAGCTACCAGTAGCCAATTGGTACTAGTAGCTATCGGGTAGCAGATAGCTAAGGGATACCAGATAGCTACTATGCTGCCGCCGTCATCTTGAACCGCTTTGTCTCCTGTCCTGGCAGGATCTTGCGCGTCTTGCCAGCATTCGCATCGCGCGTGTACATCTTGCAAGCCCGCACATACTGACGTCGCCCGACCGTCTCGATAATCTGCTCGTAGACGTGAATCCCGCCATTCACCGCGCTCAATTCCTCGCCAGTGAATACGTACCGCCCTAGATCGTGCGCGCGCTCTCGAACGCTAATCAGCGCGTTCCGGGCCTCGTTCACGGCGTTTAGGCCGATGTGACCGTTTTTCGCCATTGCGCAGACGTTGACGGCGATGTTCAGACCTATGATTAGCGTGTCCCAATGGTGGGCGTCGCCAAATCCGCGCGAGAGGGCGAGGGCGGCTGCGTGCAGGCCGGTTAGCGTCTCGATGCGCTCACTCTCTGGCATCGGCTCATCAGCGTTGAATAACGACGTGATGAAATCCTTCGGCACGATCTGCCGTCTTGCGGTTCTCTTTCTCATTTCACTTTCCAATGTTCCCGCGTCACGCGCAGGATCGTTTCGATTCGGCTTCTCACTTCTGATCCTCTCCGCTCTGCGCGTCTTGCGCGGTGCTCCCCGCGATCCGCTCGCGCAGCGCGGCGATCTCGGCGGCTGCACCGGGTGGGGTAGCGTAGAGAAACTTCGCCAATGCCTGATGCCAGCGGTTCAGTGCGCGCATGCTCACTGCGACGCGCCTATCCGGCGGCTCATGTTCAGAAATGGCGCGCGCGATTTCCTCGAAGGCAACGCGAACGTCGTATGTGTCCGCCTGCCCCTCACTCGCGCCTGCTGCGAGATCCATTGCATCCTTTTCGGCGTCCGCACGCTCAGGCGTAGGGGCGGCGATACTGACTCTGGTGGCGTCAGCAATGGCGGCAGCAAGTGCGTACACCTTTGTGTGCTGGCCGTAGTCCATGTGTTCTCGGATAAGCGCTTCAGCTTCTTCGTAGGTCATTTCTTTTCCTTTGCTCGTTCAGCCCATCGAACGGCCTTAGTGAACGACTTCAGGTTGCAAGGGCAGTACGGGTTATCGGTGCTGAACGTTTGACGCCATCCCGCTTCGATCTGTGCATCGGTCAGCGCCACCGGCTGCGCCTCACGCGGTGCGCATTCGGCTTGCGGGGCGGTGTAGACGATACGGCGCTCGGAATCTTGATACCCGTTCGCGTGCTCACCTTCAGACACGTCAATCCAGCCGTACCCGCTGCGCACCTGATACACCGCCTCACCCTTGCCGCCATCGGCTAGAAGGGCGCGGGCGAAGGCAAACAAGTCGCCCCGACTAAATGAGAACAAGGGTTCGTCATCGTCGCAACTGTGCTTGTAAGCAAGCTGCTCTATCTGTTCGTCAGTCATGCTTTCCTCAAAATGAAGGGTGGCTAGGCGGCGTCACATGCTCGCGGCCTGCGCGAGTCGCATCAGGTGGAAGTCGCGTCGGTCAGTGAAGAACTTGATCTTCTCTTGCTCGCGGGCCACGATGAACTGGCGCGCCTCTTCCTTCGTATAGAAGTACTGGGCTCCGCCATAGGTCCGACTCTTTCTGTAAGAGCCGTTCGCCCCTTCGATGAACACGCTGCATTCGGTCATCGAAATTACCTGTCTAGACTCGATTTCCATTGCCTGCGGCGCGACGCGGTAAACGATCATGTTCTCTCGCAGTAACAGTCTGTCCAATCTTCGATCCAGCGCCACGAAGGCGCCGGGTGGTTGTCTGCTTGAAGTACGACCGACGCTATAACGGGCTTCGATCGTGTTTGAAGAAGGCGGCCACGCAGAGAACGCGACGTAATAAGTAGAAGAGGCTTCGTGTGTACATGCTGGTTTCCTTCTGTTGTGTAGTTATTGTTTGTGCTGCATTGCGATGAATAATACATGCGACGTATCTGCAATGCAAGCGTTCTACGTATTATTTTCGCGCGAGTAAACACAGATCGCGGAAGCCGTTCTGCGATCGCTCGTAGCCGACGAGGTTCTTGCTCATCCATGCGGGCGGTTCGGCGCGCTTCGTCTTGCTGTCGATCGCCTCCCGAAGTTGCTCACCTTCCAATAACTCGAACGTGATCGCGCCGCGCTTGCTGTTGTTGCGCCATACCATGCCTTTTTGCACCATCAAATGCAGCGTGTCGCGCACGCAGGCGCGTGGGCGTCCCGGCAGCAAGCCCATTACTTCTTCTTGCGAGTACGCGCGTCCTGCCTGCATGGCGTCTGCCAGCTCGTGCGGAGAGATCGTTTCCGGCTGACGGCCGATGTTGATTGTGTTTTTCATGAGTTGAGGCGATCGAGCGTTGCGTTCAAAAGGTCAAGTTCTGTGCATTTCAGGATGCGCAGATACGTCTGGTCGCCGTGGATGCCGTTCGGCCCCTGGTGGCAGTCGTCGTGACAGAGCGGCAGCACAAGGAAATTCCCCGCTCGCTGCGCGCCACCTTGCCCGGTGCGAATGTGATGCACATCGGTCTTAGACTGCTGATGGCGATCGAGAAGGGTGCAGCAGATGCAAGCCATTTCGGCGACGCGACCCATGTATGCGCTTTCGCGCTTGGTGGCTCGATGCTTCATTGCTGGCTCCACAGAAGTTGCGCAAACGGATTGATCGGCTTCCCCGTTCTTGCCGCTCGTCGCGTCTTCAAAACCGCCGCATGCCGGCGTCGATAGATCTTGCTCGTCTCCGATTTTGTCAATCGAGGAAGGGGGGCGGCATCGCGCTTTCTGCCTGCTCGATAAAGCGGTAGATGGTTCCCTGATCGCCCGTCGCGTCGCTCCCATCCGTCGATGTAAACCCGGCGTTCATCGCGCAATTGCTTGATCGCCTTGTTCGTGCCGCCCGTCGTCATTTTGACGATAGATTGAATGTCGATCCGCGTGTATGCGCCTGATTGCAGGAGCGATAAGATTTGTTCTTTCCCCGTCATGCTGCGTACTCCGCGTAACTTGCCGGCGCACTCCAGCGAACGCCATGCTGCGCGCCGAATGCATGCATGAGTTCGATCAAGTCGGAAAACAGCTTCTTGCCCATCGTGCTAGTCCGCTGGCCGCAGACCACAAATCCGCCGTCGATACCGGGAACGACCTTCTGCCCCTTGAGCGAAGCCGTGAAGACGTCTTTCCAGTTTTCGGGCGTCAGCTTCTGGCCGTACCAATTAACCTGGCGCGATACGTCAGCCAGCATCGGCCACAGCTTCGCGTTCTGGTCGAGCGTGCGTGTCGGCTCGGAGAGGGTGAGAATGTGACCATCAGGGCGATGCGTCACGGCGCCGATAGCGAAGCGGCGGTTGCTCTCGTTTAGGATGATGATGTGCTTGTCCATCATGCGCCCTGCCATTGACAGGTGACTGCAATCGCTTGCTCGATCGTCTCAACGACGTAAATCTCGCCTGACCATGCGGCGTGAAATTCTTCCTGCGCAGGCGTCAGCTTGCGCGCGCTCGGCGGCTTTGTTCCGTCTTTGATTTCGAGCAGGAACGTGCGTCCTTCGTATTCAACGACAAGATCAGGAAAGCCCTGTCCGACTGTGTGGGTCGGTACAACCTTCGCGCCGATCTTGCGTAACGCTGCGACGACTTCGGGCTGATTGCGGTCTGCTTTGGCTGCGTATTTCATGATGCGTTCTCGTCTGCAAATAACCCCTCTTGCACATGCCCAGTCATCGCGCCGAAGTAAGCATCGATGGCTGCTTGCACCGCGCCAGATCCTGGAAACAAATCGTCTACCGTGTCGCCTTCCTGAACGTTCAGCACGTCCATCAGCCAGAACACGAATTCGGCCGGCTTCGCTCCGGTGAAGCCGCGCTTGAGCGTGATATTCACAGCACACCAGTCACGTACCGTATCCTGCTGGCGGGTGCGCTTCCTGCCGCCCATGACGATGACTGGTTCCCATGCGTAGGCGACGCCAACATTCGGCTTGAATGCTGCAAACGGCTTTACCCAAGCCATGATTCGAGACTCGCGAGGGCAGAGTGGAAGCAGGTCGTGCATGTTTCCGCTCGTCATTGAGAGCGCCCAGCCGTCTTTGTATTCGTCGCACAGGCGCTCGATTAGCGCCCGATGGCCTTCCGTGGAGTCGTACACTTGCGCGTACGGATGATCGCCGTAGAACTTGAGCGAACAGCCCAGGTAGGGCGGGTCTGCGTAGGCAAATTTCACGCTTTTTTCTCGCTTTTTATGTAGGCCCAAACTTCCTTCTTCGCCCGCTCGGCGGCCTCGTTACCGCCTCTCTGCCTCACGCTCTCGACGATCGCCTTAGAGCTGCCGTAGTCGCCTCGGCGTCCGTCTCTCACTGCCTGCATAAAGCGGCGTAAGCATTCGTCCCTGTCCACGCCTAGCACCAAGGGATCGACCGGTAATCGACCGTGCGCCGGATCACGTAATGCCGGCGTAGCGGCTCGGCTTCAGGATTGACACAGGTGATTTCCATGTAGCCGTTGGCTAAGATCGTGATTGACGTGGACATGGTTGTTCTCGGTTATGCTTTGGCGAAAATGCGCTGGACGATGGTCTTCTCGCCGGTCACGATCACGTCGTATGCGTCTTCGATCCAGTCGATAGCCTCCGGCTCGCCGTGCTTGCCGCCGCCGTACCAGTAGGTCCAGCCGACCCATGAGCCATCCGGCGCCTTAGCTGCTACAGCGTCAGATTCGTAGTGGCGCGACCAGTCGCAAGAAAGGCCGGTTTCCTCGCCGCTGCAACGCACGTCGCTGATTGCGTCTTGAAGCTCGTAGTCGTCGCCGTTCGTCTCGTCGTATAGTTCGTCGATGTTCTCGGCGGTGACGTTTTCCGGCGCAGGCTTCTTGTTCAGTTCCGCGTAGCGAATAAGGATCAGGTGCTTGATTTTTTGTTCTGGCGTCATGGTTTCCTCACTTAATATCCAAACGGCGCCCGCGAACGAGCGAGCAACCCGGTACTTCGAATCCATCTTTCAGCGCCGCCGCGATCAGCTTCTTGTCCGGCATCGGCTTGGGCGGCTCCGGTTCCGTTTTGTACGCATCCGGAATCAGCGATTCGTCTGCAATCTGCACGCTCGGCGGATTGAGCGCGATCTTGATGCGGAAGTAGGGCGTATCCACCTTTTCCACCTGCGCCAGCGTGAGGCCATCGAGCAGGTACTTGCGGATGCGCTCTGCTCGGTTCTCCAGCGCCTTCGCGCGCTCGACCATCGCTTTCGCGTGCTCTTTGATCTGCGCTGCGGTTGCTTCGAGATTCTTCGCGGCGAATGCGGTATTCATCGCCTTTGTTTCCAGATCCCCGCCGATGGCTTCCATCGTGTCGAGGAACGTTTGATCGTCTAGCTCCAGGTCTTCCAGCTTTGCTACGTCCGCGCGGTACTCCGCTGCGATCTCGAAAAGGTTGCTCATGCTTTCTCTCCGGTTGCCTTGGCGATAGCTGCCAGTGCCGCCAGCGCTCGCTCATCAGTGCGAGATACGCCGATTGATCCGCCGTGATCGCCCATCAGCGCAGTCAGGGCCGCGAACAAATCCGGCGCGGCTGCCATCAGGTGCGCATTGGCTTCTGCTACGGGATTATCTTTATGACCGTCGATGAAGCATGATGCGCACGCGTCGCCGATCTGTTCTCCGCTGCGCTCCCAATCCGACGTCCTTATTTCCCAAAACTGTTTGTTGTCGACCGCGTGCCACGGCCCAGGTGTGTGTTTCGTTTCCATCTCGGCTCCTTTTTGTCATCGCCAGACATAAAGCATCGGGCGTATCCGTTCTAGAATATTGCCACGAAATAAAGCATGGCGAGTATTATTCACGCATAAAATTTCGCTATGATCGCAGCGGTACGATTGCGGTGCGCTTGCTCTACCGGATCATCCTGCTGGCGCAGCTCCAGGATGAATCGCAGCATGTCTCTGCGCATTGTGGCTTCCGCAACGTCGATCTCTGCTATGCGGATCTGCTCGCGAATGTGATCGAGCGAAACGGCGATGACGGGTACGGTGTTGTCTAAGCGATTCATGCTTGCTCCTTTTCCCAGTCGCTATACAGCGCCTTTCGCGCCGTGCCCCAAGATCCGTCTTTCTTCTTTGCGTTGCCGACTACCCATACCGAACCGTAACTAAACGTCTTCACCTCGGCCACGCGGAACCGCTCGCCTTTGCACACCACTATGTCGCCTATCGCGATGCCCGCGTTGCGGTAGCGTTCTTCTTCGAGCAGCTTGTTCTGGCGTTTCAGTTCGGTTTCCAGATTCGCGATCCGGCTCATGATCGCGTCTTCTTCTTTGCTTCGCTTCATTCTGCTTTCTCCTTCAATCCGCGCCATTCAAACCCGCCTGCGTGCTCTGCTGCATCGCTGCGGGTGTACATATAGATGCTCGCTTGCTCTGGTGTCGATGCGGAAAGCGACCATCGTCTCCCGTCCCAGTAGCTGAACCAACGCACGATCTTGCCGTTTGCCTTCACTCGCACTTCGTACACGCCGACATGAACCGGCGTAATTTCTCTCGGGTGCCACTCACTCAATGTCTCCATGCTTGTTCCCCTTGGTGCGCCGCTAGAGCGTGCTAGCGGCGCGGTCGTTGTTGGTTAGAACGGGATTCCCGAATCATCGAAGTCGCTCGGGCCACCGGCCGGCGCATACTGCTGTTGTCCTGCCGACTTCTTCAGCGGACGATCGCGCAGGGCGGCAACCAGCAAGGGCAGCTTCGCCGGGCTCGTCTTCCGGTCGAGGATTTCGGCTGCCGTCAATTCGGTGTCAGCCTGGAACACGGCATTCAGTCGGACGCTCCAGCCGGTCTCGCCAGTTTCAACACCGTTTTGCTTCTTGGCGTATTCCTCCATCGCCAAGAGGACGCCAATCGGCTTGTTCAGCAGTTCGGGAAACTGAGTCAGCGTCTTTTGTACGTTGCCGCCGGCTTCCTTGTCCCATACCGTCGACACGGCTTTTGCCGGCTTGATGTCGCGCACGCCGAGGACGGTCATGATCGCCATGAGCGTGCCGTAGTCGCCGAGCTTTTCGCCGTTCGACTTGATCGTGTAGATAGAGAAGTTCGACTTCTGCCCGTCGTCAGTCTCGAAGGTGAAGGCGATGCCACGCGTTCCGCTCGATGCGGTGATGTCCTCTGCGCGTGTGAACTTGCCAACATACTTGCCTTTCTCGTCGATAAAGCTGGTGCGTTGCTCGGCCTTGCGCGCGGCTTGTGCGGATTCGTTGTTCAGTGCGTACATGTCGTTTGTTTCCTTTTTGAGTTAGGCCGTAGCCGGTTGGGTGATGCCGTAAAAGTCGGTGATAGCCGCGTCTACTGCTGCAAGATCGTTGTCGATGTGCTGATCGGCGAACATGTCGATCGGCGACTTGCAGGTGTCGGATCCGTTGTTTTGCGTGCTGAAAATGTGTTGGCCGTTGATGAGCGCCGCTCGAAGTACGATCGTGAAAAGCGACTCGACCGGGCATTTCTCGTCGAGCATCTTGCCGATCGTGCGGGCGCGGACGTGGCCGAGTTCGTCGGTCGACACATGGCCGAGGAAGTACACGCGCACGTCGTCAGGCAGGACAGAGGCAGACATCATCACGTCCCATGCGCTCTTTCCGATCTCGCTGAACTTCTGGAACCCCGTTTCAGCGCTTCGGCGCATGAACTCGTTTGTCATCATCAGATTCCAGTCGTCGAACACGACGACCTTTCGTTGCGTCTTGCTCATCAGCGTGATGATCTGGTCGGCCTTGTCGGTAACGAAGATGTTGCCGACCGGGTTTTCCTTCGTGCGATACGACCAGCCTTTCGCGCGGAAGGGCAACGGCTTCTTAATCGCTTGGATCAAGAGGGTTTCTGCCGGGTTGAGATTTCGCAAGCTGGTCGACTTGCCGGTTCCGCTCTCGCCCAAAATCAAAGTTGCGATGCTCATTTGCTTCTCCTGTTCGTTCTTGCTCGTAAAGTTGCTGTTCTTCGCATTCGATTTGTTGCTGCCAGTCGCTCATGTCAGCAGCCTCAGGTTTTCGTGTGCCGCCCAAGCGCTGCCGCCGAAGCAGATCAGCGCGGCGATCGCCCAATCAATTGCGGCCCGCATGGCTGATCTCGTCGATTTCATCGCGCAGGACGCGCGCACGGTTCACAAGGAGGGAGAGCCAGCCATCAGCGGCGGCTTCAGGAAACATCGATGAAAAGCGACGCCATTCCAGATCGAAATTCATCAGAAGGGCGTACATGTCCGGCACCTTCTCCGCGATCTGCACCTGTCGATGGAGTTCGATCAGTTCGGCGACTGGGCAAAGATGCTCGTCGCCGGCCTTGCGCAGTTCTTGCATGAACACTGACTTAGGAACTGAAGCAGCCAGTGTATCCATTGCAGACAAATTTTTACGCGCAACAGGAGCTTGTTGCGGGCGGAAGGCTTCAAGACGGCGTAATAAGCCGTTGCGGGAGATGTTTTGCGGTTTCATCGACGTTTCCTTCTGGTTTGTTGTTGTGGTCTCATCAGTGCGCGCCTTACGCGCAGACCGCCGAAGCGGTTTCGACCTGTAAGGCCCGGCGTACCGGGCGCGGTGTTGTTAGTAGTGGCGGATAAGGCTGATGAACCGATCGCCGTAGATGCTTCGGGCGATACGCTTTGCCTGAGCGAGATCGTCCGCGGTCATGATGTAATGCGCGACTTCGTTGTAAGCAATCGCGTAGAAAACCAGGTAGTGATTCACTCCCCTCTCTCCGGTTGGTGTGCGTCGTTCAGCGCATGAGTGAATAATACACGCGAAGTATTAACAACGCAAGCGACTTCGCACAAATATTTGTGCGATCGCCTACGTTTCTTCTCGCGCCAGCCACCCGCGCCGCTCGAACGCCGGTCGTAACTTCTCGTGCGTCGCTTGGCGCAGCTCTGCGATCGCCGGCCCGATCTTCGTAGCTGCGTTGTATGCGGTGCTTCGGCTTACTCCGCACTCGTCGGCGATGTGCTGCGCGGAAGGGCAGTAGTGCGCGCCGTACACGAACTCGCGCATCAGCATCAGGCGAATGACGGCCCGATTGCGCACGATGCCGGCGAACAGGTGTTCGAGCCGACCGATCGCCGCGTGTCGCTCGCCGTTCTCGCCGCCGTATTCCGCGTCTAGGAGCGCCCGTTGATCGAGCGAGGTATGCGAGGCTATGACATCGAGGATCAGCCGCGCCTGCGCCCGTTTCTCGCTCGCGGATAGGATCATGCCGCCTTCCTTGCCGACGAATTCCTTGATCTCGCTCGCCTTTACTCCTGACGTTGCCCGCCAGAGATGCGCGAACGATAGTGCTGCCTCCATGCTTGCGAACAGCGGTACTCCGCGCATCGCTTCGTCATCACGCGCAGCTTTGCGCAAAGTGAGCGTTCCCCGAACGTGATTTTCCCGACACTCCAGACGCAGCCCTTGCATGTTCGTTCCTCGCGCGTTATCAAGACCTCAAGAGGGTCTTTGTATTCGTATTGGCGTAATGGCTTGCTCACGCAAACAGTCCCGTTTGCTCGTGCTTGACTGTGGGCGGCGGCTCGAATAACGACACCTGACGCTGAGCCTCGTCGATGCGCTTGCAGGCGATGTCGAAATACTTTGGTTCGCGCTCGATGCCGATAAACTCGCGCCCCATGCGCGCGGCGGCGACGCCTGTGGTTCCCGAGCCCATGTATGGGTCAAGGATGGACAGCGGCATGCCGGCCTGTTTAATGCACCACTCCATAAGTTCGACGGGCTTTTGCGTTGGGTGCTCCTTTGGATAAGAAGTGACAGACATACGGAACATCTTTCCGGGCTTCTGGAAGCTGCACCATGCAAGCTCGAACATGGCAAGCGAGAAGTTTTCCGGCTGCATCTTGTCCCATGCCAAATAGCACTGCGTCGGCGGCAGTTGAAAGTAGTTGCCGCCCCAAATGACTTGCCGATCGGATAGCGCGAGAAGCGCATTGATGTCGTCGCTATTGATGGGCTTGGCGTCCCAATCTAGCTTTTCGTGTTTTTGGCGAACCGGGTTTGCTGCAATCCCAATCCCGTATGGTGGGTCGGTAATAACCGAATCGACGCGATCAAGCGTCGGCAGGATCTCGCGACAATCCCCTAAATACAGCGTGGCCTCGCCGATGATTTCTGTCCTCACGCTTCCTCCTTTTTCTGCTCGGGCTTCGGCGCCGGGATAGACCACGCCCGCGCCATGACGTTCAAGAACAGCCACCAGTACAGGGCGGGACTCATGCGGCCTCCGCTTCGTCACACGCCGCGATCAGCGCTTCGGCGATCTTGCGCATCATCTCTACTGGCAGATCAAGGCGGATCTCGCCGAAGTATTCTTTCTCTTCGCCTTCAGTCATCAGGCACACATTCCCATCGGGGAAATCGGGCGATGGGCGAATGGTCAGGAAGTTGCCGTTGTCGTCGTCATACACGCGACGATGTGTTTCGATGCTGTATGTCATGCCGCCTCCATCTCGTTAGCCATCAATCGCGCACGGCAAGCGTCTTGCATCGCCCGTAGCGTCTCCATCGCTCGAAACACTGGCGGCGTATCCTCGCGCGTGCTAAACCAAATGCAGCCCGATCTATCGCGGCGGCCGTTGCATTTCACCTTGCCGCTGGTTTCAAGTCGCGATAGTGCCTGGCGCACCTTCTGAGCCGTAATGTCGATGCTGTCGGCGATCTGCTGAACGGTGGCGCCCTCGGGCTGCGTGCTGAGGTAATCGCTGATGCGGGCTGGAATCATGCTGCCTCCGAATCAAGGCCGCCCACGTCGCGCGATGCTCGCCGGTGGCTCTCCCAATCAAACTTCACGCTTACGCCAGATTCGCTCAGGCGGTCCATGAAGCGCTCGCCGAGATACGCCTTCAGGCTCGGTACGTCGAGGTTTGTCAGCAGGATGGTGGGCTTGCAATTGAGCCTGCGCGCCTCTAGCAGCTCGTGCAGCGTGCGTTGCTCGTCGTCGGTGCCGCGCTGCAATCCGATCTCGTCGAGAATCATCAAATCGATCGACTCGAACTGGCGAAGCATCTGTTCTTCGGTAAGCTCGGAGTTGCGCGACCATGTTCCGCGAATCTTGGTAAACAAGCGTGCGGTGGACGTAAAGTAGACGGTGTGACCGCGTGCCATCAGGTAGTTAGCGGCCGCGCATGCAAGGTGAGATTTACCGGTACCAACTTTGCCGATGCCGACTAGGACGGTGCCGCACCTGAGATGGCCTTGGAATGTCCGGGCGAAATTCTTGAACCTTGACCATGCAAGGTCTTGCGGGGGCGTCTTTTTTTCGTAGTTATCGAAAGTCCGATCGCGGAACAGAGCAGGGATACCCGCTTGCTCAAGACGCGCTTCGATCTTCGCCTGACGCTCTGCGCGCTCCTTCTCTGCGCGCTCTGCTGCCTCGCGGTCTGCGTCTTCCTTCGAGCAGGCAGGGCAGCGCGTAATTCGAATCACAGACTCGGCGACATTGATCTGTCGAATAGGGAAAGAACCGTGCTTTGCACACGATCCCTCGTCTGGCAGTGTGGTTGATAAAACATGCATCGTCGGTTCCCGTTTGTTTTTGTACAACACTTCTGGTTAGAAAAGTGGCGTGCTGTAGTCCATGTCAGCAAGCGATTTTGTTTTACTAGATGATACACCAGATGTTTTAGATTTGGGCAAATAAATACCCGACCAGTTGCCGCCAATCGACGCCTCGACAGCCTGGCGAACATCGAGTCCGGCATCACGAACGGCCGTCATGTCTCGCAGCCAAATGCGCTTGGAATACTCAGTTGCCTTCTTCTTGTCTCGCTTCTGGCGGTAGTCCACCCATTCAGCCCACAGATCCGGATCAAGCCATTCCGGAAGGGAGAGGCGCGCAGCGCTTTCTTTGACGGGTTCCGTTAAACCTTTAGGTTTAACTGTGACTGGTTCATGTCCGGCAGATTTCGCCGCATGCTCCTGCTGTTTTTCGCCGCTGGCGGATTCTGCCGCAGGCGAAAATTGCCGCTTGGTCTTCGGCTTCTCACTTGCGGCGGATTCTGCCGCTTGACGCTTTTTCTTCGTCTCGAACGTGGCGTGCGGCTTCGACAGGTTGAGGTAGTAGGCGTCGCTTGTGTTCGTGCCGTCCGGACGCTTGCGGGCAACGCGCTTCAGATATCCTTCCGCTTCAAGGGCGACAAGATGCTCGCGCACCGTGCGAACGCTCTGCTCGGTGTATTCGGCAAGCATCTTCTGTCCGGGCCAGCAATAGCCATCCTCGTCAGCAAATTGAGCAACGCCCATAAGCGTGGCCTTACGGCCAGCGCTTCCCGTCTTCTGGTTCCAAGCCCACGCTAAGGCATCAAAGCTCATACTTGCTCCAAGTATCCGACTGCAAGAAGTTCGTCCAGAAGTCCAAGCGCGATTTCTCGAACCTGGACCAGTCCGCCGGGAGCATATGCATCCCGGAACTGCATGGCGATGGTGCCAGCGTCGATTTGATAGTCTTCGGGCTGTGCCTCGATGAAGGCCATCAACCCTTTGGCGCCAAACGAAATACGTTTGTCTTCAAGCAGCTCGACGCTGATTGCTACTACCTGACGGGGTGCGCGGATGATAGGCATCTTAGTTACTCCTTACCGGTGCCGACGACGCGCGCCGGCAAATCGCGCAGGCGCAGCAGGTCGACGATCTGCATTCCGTCGCCAGCCGTGATCTCGTCGCTTGCCATAGCGAGCTTTACAGCGCGGTCAGGCGTCACAGGACGGGCGTAATTCTTGATGTGATACCAAGAGCACAGGCTCATGCCGAGCTTCTCGCGCACCTGGTCGACGATCTTGCGGCCGTGCTTTTGGTGGAACTCGTTTGCATCCATTTGTCGGCTCCTAGCGCCTGTTGATCTAAGGCTTTCATTGTATTATAAAGCGCCAAAAGTATCCAGTATTTGTAGGCGTAAAGCGCTGTAAGTTAGTGAAAACTCTAGTTTTTTGCTTTGGTCACGCTTGCATTCAGACGCCCGATGTCGCAATATTCAGTTACACGAGAAAAGCAGGGCGGCGAGGGGAACACGACCGTACCGGTGAAAAGCGCATGAGGTGCGCACGACGGGGCCAACCCGCGACTAAAACACAGGAACCGAAAGATGACCGTAGAAACAATCGAGCGCATCCGTCAGAGAAACTTCCTTTGGCTGTTTGACCAATTCAAGGAAGACTTCAGAAAGGATTGGCCGAACGAGCCAGATCGGGGAATGCTCAGACGATTTGCCGACCGCCTCGGCATGGATCAGATCTACGTGTCGCAGATCAAGAACGGTGGGAAGAAGGAAGAGGGCGGCAACGGTCGCATCATCGGCCCGCAGCTCGCACGTCGCATAGAGAGCGCTCTGAACCTTCCGGAAGGCTGGCTCGATACAAACCATCAGGCGCCTGCAGAAGTCCAGGACGAGGGGCTGGCAGACGTTCTAAACACTGTCCGCGGCCTCTACGAGCATTCACCTGAAGCAACGCGCGCCGCACTGATAAAGGTGATGGGCGCTATCGTCACAGGAAAGCCGATAGAGACGATCGTCGAGAAAGAGCACGCAAAATAAGCTGCTCGCAAACGGTTGACAGCGGGGCAGACAAAAGTATTACAACGCTAACAATTTTCGTCCTACCAAAGTAATTTTGACTTCTAATACAGCGAAAATGCAACAAAGCAATACAAGGATTTGTTGCGTACCCTTATGATATGCCTTATCGTTACGTGGACGCTTAGTTGAAAGCGCCTCCCCAAACGATTAGAAAGGCGGGTAATTATGACCGGTGCGCAAGTTGTCGCTACGAGTGGTACGAATGTTTTGCCGGTGTTCGAGGGCGAGTTATCGCCTCACGCCTGGAGTGACAACGAATTCATCAATGCGTCCTGCGCCGCCATCCCCGTTCACATGCGTCAGGAGGCGATTGCCGCACTTCTGTCGATCGTTGGGCGAACGCACTAATACGCGCAAGGTTTTGGTTGACACAACTTGGACTGTTTTGGTAAGATGTGTCTACCGTGACGTCATTGCGACCTGGGTCGTATTCATCACCGGTTCCTTCTGCTGCAAGGCAGTTTCCGGCTCGCAGAAATGCTTGAGCCGGTTTTTTACAAAGTAAGCCGTCGCTAGAGCAATCAGCGGCGGCTTTTTCGTTTTCGCCGGCGCTCCCCACGCCTGACTGCTGGAAAGACAGCGCTCTCACGCATGGCATCTGTTCTTGTCGCCGCCAGTCGAAGGCGCTCCAGATGCCAGCCGTGAGGGTGAATGCGCAGGCTGATGCGCGTCAGCAGTTCCGTCCGATCGCACTTCGGATGCTTGGGCAGGATGGGGAGTCTGTGCGAAGACTGAATCCCTCGGGACCCTAAGCGGAAATGCCGGAGATCAGCGCCGGCCGCTCTCAACAAAAAGCCCGCATCGCGCGGGCCTTAGTCACTCATCATCCGGATCTTCCTCCGGTTCTTCGTCATCCTCGCCATCTGTCTCGTTGTAGTAGGCGTCAGCATCCTGATCGAGCCAGAAATCGTGGCTGCACTTAAACCGCGCGTTCACTGCGCGCCTCCAGTGCGTTAGATAGGATCTTCAGCATGGCGCGCGCTTCTCCGATTGCGCATGCGCTCTCGATGGTGATGTGACCGGACTGCGCCAGCTCGCGCAGCTTGTCGATCGTCTCGGCCGCTTGCTTCAGGACGTAAGTTTCATAGTTGCTCATGGTTGGTCTCCGCGTTTGCGTTCAGATATAATACTTCGCAAGTATTAGAACATCAAGTTTTGTTTGCAAACTGTCGACGCCGTGGATGGTTTGCGCGTTCGCTCGCCCACATTTAATACATTCGCAGACTTATAGGAGCCGCCATGTCTCTCGTCTCGCTTGTCGTTGTCGCGCTTGTGTTGCTGCTGTCTACGCTTGGCGTGCTGGCTGTTGCGATGCTCGCAATGGACTTCGCGGAGGACGCTGAAGAAATGGCGCTATGCCTGGATCAAGAGAACGCGCACGGGGCGCTATTGGGCAGCGTAGAGAGCGAGAAGCATCGACTGATTGCTGGCGCGATGAAGGCTGATCGCGAGGCGGCACTAAAACGTATCGGGGGCGATGCTTGATCGATTACCAGAAGGCCATTGAGACGCACGGCAGCATCAAGGCCGCAGCTCGGGCGAGCGGCATCGCAGAGACGACGTTTCGCGATCGCATGAAGGCGGCGAAGCATCAAGACGTAGTGCTGACGCTGACGGAAAAGAAGCTGACGAACCGGCTGGCGATTCGCAATGGCTCGATCGTCGTCGGCTCTGACGCTCACTATTCGCCGAAGCTGGTTACGACCGCGCACAAGGCGTTCTGCAATGTGATTGCGGAACACGCAGCCGATATCAAGGCGGTGATCCTGAACGGCGATTTGCTCGACGGCGCACGTATCTCGAAACATGCGCGCATTGGGTGGCAAAAGACGTACAGCGTCAAGGACGAGCTAGAGGCGGTGCAAGACCGCTTAGGCGAGATCGAGGCCGCTGCGCGCGGTATGAAGCTGCTGCGCACGATCGGCAATCACGACGTGAGATTCGACAGCCGCCTGGCTCACTCTGCGCCGGAATACGAAGGTATCGCAGGGTTTGCGCTGGCTGACCATCTGCCCGCATGGAAGGACAGTTACCGCATCGACGTGAACGACGACACGATCGTTATTCACAGCGTCGCCAATGGCATGCATGCGGCATACAACAACGTGGTCAAAGGCAGCGGCTTCCACGTCGTCACAGGCCACACGCACCGCCTACAGGCTGTCCAGTTCCGCGGATTCGGAAAACTGCGGTACGGCATTGAAACTGGAATGCTCGCCGACCCAAGCCAAGACGAGTTCCACTACCTGACCGGCCGCTCCGCGAACTGGCAGAGCGGCTTCGCCGTGCTGACGTGGCGCGACGGCGAGCTGCTACACCCTGAGTTCTGCTCGGTGCGGGATGACGGCAAGGCGTACTTCCGTGGACAGAGGATGGCATGAGAACACTTGCGCCGCACGAAGACCTAGACACGGTTGCTGATGCGTTCGCAATTGTGATCGGCCATCTGATTAACGATGGCGTCGTAGAGGTAGGAGACGACGCTTTCGCCATGCTGTCGCAACGCGCGATGCAATACGACGAGGACGAATACGCCGGGCTGATCGAGACGGCGATACAGATCATTGCTCGCGCAAGCGTGGCGCACTAATTCATCACCCCAGGCACAGGTGGGCAAACAGTGTCAGCCGCACAGGTGTTGGAAGCGTCCTGTCTCCGCCCGCAAGGGAACTCTAGGGCGCGCCGGGTGCGGCATCTTCTCAACCTACTGGAGCAGACATGGGAACCTTTTTGACGATCTTTGCCGTTGGGCCATTCGTGCTCATTGGCGCGGCAATCAGCGCATTTCTGTGGTTCTGGATCGCGGCTCTGGCGTTCGGCTTTATCCGAAGCGTATTCAGGTAACCCTTTCGCGCGCTCCTGGTCAGCGGATAGGCTCCGCGGCAACACATACGGGCCGGTGAGCGCGCATCTAACAACTAACGAGTGCTGATATGGCTGCTAACAGCGAGAAAACAGCGACAAAAGCTCGCGGCAGACCGTTCCAGAAGGGGCAAACAGGAAACCCGACCGGTCGCCCTAAGCGCACCGCAGAGGAACTGGATCTGATCGCCGCATGCAAGGCCAAGACGCCTGATGCGCTGGCCGTCATCGACTCGATCATGCACGGTGGCGAGAACGAACGTAACCGTCTGTCTGCCGCAATGGCGATCATCGAGCGGGGATACGGCAAGCCGACGCAAGGTGTTGAGCTAACCGGCGCAGATGGCGGCCCGGTTGCATTCACCAGTATCGAGCGAAAAATTGTCCGTCCTACAGATACCGACGCCTGAAGTCTTCCTTCCGCTGCTGGCTGACACTGCGCCAGATGGTCGACCAGCACGCTACAAGGCTGCGCATGGTGGCCGCGGCTCTGGCAAGTCTCACTTCTTCGGTGATTTGTGGCTAGACGAGAACGTAAGCGGCAAGTATGACTTCGTGTGTCTGCGCGAAACACTCAAGTCGCTTGAGTTCTCCGTTAAGAAGTTGCTCGAAGGAAAGATTGCGCAGTTCAATGCGGGCGCATATTTCGACGTGCAGGATCGGCGCATCCTCTCGAAGCTAGGCGGCGTGACGATCTTCGAGGGCATGCAGAACCACACAGCCGAATCGATCAAGTCGCTTGAAGGCTTTGACCGCGCATGGTTCGAGGAAGCGCAGAACGGCAGCGATAAGAGCCTGACCATGCTTCGCCCGACCATCCGTAAGCCAGGATCGCAATTGTGGTTTGGCTGGAACCCAAGCAAGGCGACCGACCCCGTAGATATGCTGCTTCGCGGCCCGGAGTTGCCGCCTGGCGCGATCGTCGTTGAAGCGAACTACCTAGACAACCCGTGGCTGCCGCAAGAGCTGCGCGACGAAATGGAGTTCGACAAGCGGCGTGATCCTGACAAGTACGCGCACGTATGGTTAGGTCAATACCAGCAGAACAGCGAAGCGCGCGTGTTCAAGAACTGGCGCGTCGAAGAGTTCGAGCGACCGGAAGGAACCATATTCCGCCTTGGTGCGGATTGGGGCTTCTCTGTCGACCCTACGGTGCTGATCCGCTGTGACATTCAAGGGCATCTGCTCTACGTCGATTACGAGGCGTATCAA